AATGAGCTAACTTTTGAGAGTACTCTTGTGTTTCTTTATTTACATCAGCTTGATATTTAGTAAGCTCAGTTTGATATTTTTGTAACTTTCTAGCTTCATTAGCATCGTTTAACTGTGCATTTTGAACATCCGTTTGAAGTTTTGCTTGATATTCGGCATTCTCTTTATTAAACTCATTTATCTCATTTTGTATACTTGCTTGATATTCATTTATCTGAGTACTTAACTCTTGTAGCTTAGAACCTGCAAGTTCAGGATCTTCATTAGTATCTATATAAGTATTTACTTGTGCAAAATCTAAAGCAACTGCTGGTTTTGTATAAGCAGGAGCTGTGCCAGATATAGTTACACTTTGTGCAGATAAAGTAGGCACTACTGGTGGGACTGTCGTTAAAGAAAACACTCCTGGATCTGTTTCAGTAAGACCGCTAGTATATGAACTAAAAGTACTTCTTGCTATACTTGGCTTTATATATGTAGGAACGTCTCCGCTAATATCTGCTTTAGCTGTTGTAGCTACAGTAACAGATCCAACAGCAGTAGCGCTTGCATCTGAATTTGTTGCATCTGTATAAGAAACTGTTGCTAGAGATATAGCTGTAGGAGTATCTGTAGTTATATTTAGAGAATTACTTTCATTAAAAGCAATAGCAGCAAGAGAAGGTGCTGCAGGTATCTCTAAGACAACAGGATTAGACGGAGCACTCTTACTAGCTAAGGTTGCATGTGTTAATCTTATACCAGCATATAATACCACTAGATAAACTTTATCTATTGGAAAATATAATATATCATCATGACTATGGACTAATGCACTGCCAGAACTATTCACTGGATCTTTATTAACATAATAAGCTTTAAAGGCATTAGGGTCTGATCCAGGAGCTGGAAATACACTTATCTTACCAGCATCTGCTACCATATAAACTGGATTAAATTTAGATGCAAAAGACAAACTCTCTTCATCAGTTACTAAATGTTGCTGTGAAGGTGAAATCTTTCTGCATGCTCGCCAATTATTATTTGTTACTCCATCTTCTCTTATTACACTAATAATTCTTGCACCATTTAAGTTTAAAGATCCATTAGACGTCTGCTCAGAAGTTTCTCTTCCAAATAATTCTATATCTTGCGGCCTAATGGAAAGCCATTTATTAGTTACATCTAATACACCATCTTTTAGAAACTGAGTAAGTTCATCAGTATCTGAAACGCTAATAGAAGTTAAATCTTCTACTTGTGCTTGAAATGTTGCCAATTATTAATAGCCTCCACCTGCTGGTTTTCTAACTCTTCCCTTTACTGGGCTTTGATTCTTATAAGAAACACAGTCTTTATAAGCTTTGCTTCCCTTAGGGAACTTTTTTGCACATTTATCTGGACTTGGCATATTGCCTCCTTATACTAAAGCCCTAGTCTACTTGCAACTTGGGCTATTCTATCTTTTAAGTTATCTATCTCTTGAGAGATATCATGCACCTGTTGTACTAATGCTCCGTTTAATTTAGTTAAATGCTCAATAGCTTCTAACTGTGGATTTGCTTTTGGAGCAACTTGCTTTTTTTCTACTTTCTTTTCTAAAACTTTTTCCATACTTCCCCTTATTTGTTATAGACCTCGCCCGCCCGCGGGGAGAGAAATCTTCCAGTGGACGGGCTCAGTCATTTGTTTAGTTACTAAGATACTGAAAAGCTAGCATCATTTGAACCATGACCGCTAACATACCAATAAGTACCATCACATATAAGCTCTAGATGATCTCCTACTGCTCCTGCTGCTTCTAATACAATAGTAGTACCAGCAAGGGTTAAGTAAGCATCACCACACTCTGCACCGCCTTTAAATAAAGCAGTACCTTCACTTGTTGTGATCGAACTATCGGCTGTTGTATCGGTCATTATGAACTTAAACTTAAGCCCAGCAGATACTGCTGGTAAAGTTATAGTCCTAGCTACAGTGCTATATACCATATAGATTTTACCGCTATCACCCATATCTAATGTATGAGATGAAGCAGAAGAATCGTTCATGTTAAACATATATGCACCATCTTCGCTACTAGCTCTTGCTGCTAACTTAGTTCCTGATCCATCAGCCATTATCTACCTCCTTAACCTGCGTTAATCACTGCGATACTGCTAGGATTACCATCTACTGATAATACTGCATCACAAAGCCAAGCAGTATCATCGATAGCAATAAACCTTATACGATCACCTTGATGGCCGCCTAAAGTAGTTGCATCATGATCTAAATCAAAGTTATCATAACTTGCAACAGTTCCTGTAGCAGTTGCATAAGTAACTGCTTGAGATGCACATTTATTATCTGTAGAGGAAACTACCTTTACGTTTCCAAAAAAACAATCTCCAGAAGCAGCTATAATAGTGCTTCCAGCATCAGCTTCAACTTTTAATAAAACATCAACTACCATTCCAGCCTCAGCAGAAGGTAAGGTAATAGTTTTTGCAGCTGTTCCGATAACCATAAGCTTTCCAACATCATCAGAGCTCATAGTATAATCATCGTTAACTTCAATAACTCCTATTGCCTTACCTTTTTGGATCTTGTCAAGGCGATTATCAGCTTTTTCCTGTCCATATAACGGATTTGCCATAATAAATCTCCTTACGTCCAGATTGCATGGGATTCAGGCATTTGCCATTCCATGCCACCTTCAGTTAGAATAAGATCTACTCTACGATCGACCCCGGAGTTCTCTAAAGTTTGAACTCCTACGTAGACTGAAGTGTCTCTGTTAATGCCGTTACCAACAAGAGGGCGCCATGCGCAATTCTTCATGTTGATACCCATCATTTTGATATTAGTACCATCTAGGTGAATATTACGTGCTACATTCATATCTCCATAAGGAGTTGAGAATGTAGAAATATCTACACCAAAGACTTTTTTCTTGCCTGTCATAGCAAGATCTGAGCGGAAGTTAGATGAAATTTCAAGATTATTCTTGAAGTATCCACCTAATTTATGCAACCAGTTATACACTGCTGTATTACAGAAGAAAACAGTTGCTTGGGAGCTATTATATCTAGGATCAACATAGTTAGACATATCATCTAAGAAGTCATCAGCTGTCTTAGTTGCAGTAGCTAAACTAAATTGATTGCCATAAGTACTAATATAGTCTATAGCTCCTTGTGTATATTGAATACCATCACCTGCTTCATATTGAGACCCAAAGAGTAATGATGTTTCAAGATCCCATTTATGCTCAATAAGCTTTTCTTTCCAAATACGAGCCCATTCATTAGAGTCATATTTTAAAGAAGTTGCACGAGCAGTATTAGTCATTGCCATGCTAGTTTTCCAGATTTGAGTCAAACCTATGTTTGTTGCATAAGGTTGATCTTTCCAAGTTTCTGGATATCCAGATCCTTCTGCAAAAGCAGTTCCTACTACATAAGAACGATTAGCTTCAAGCTCACCAGCAATACTTCTATCTGATACTTGCTCATCATTATCAGTTGCAGTACCTACACCACCAGCAGATGGAGTGTCATTATAGAAGGAAGCAAACTCTAAAGCACCGCTATCATATTTAACAACTGTGCCTTCTATTGCTACACATTCTTTAGAACCACCACCAGAAGTTTTAGAAAGGCTATCTGTAACTGATTCAACTTTAAGAAGTTGATATCCAGAAGTACCTGTATCTGTGGCAGCTGCTTTACCAGGAATTTTAACAATTTGACCTGGTAAAAAGAAGCCTGGACGAGTTCCAGATGCGCCAACTTCAATATCAGCAGTTTGGTTATTATAAACGTTTTGTATATTACCTGATGATAAATAATCAGTAGCCATATATAGTTTCATTTTCTGACCCGCTGCGCTTAATGCGCCACTTGCATCAGATTGATCCATTTGTGAATTGGTAAATGAATCTGCACCATTGTCTACATGACCTATAACATAGGCATAACGTTTATGAAATGAAGGGCGTTTTTCCGCCCATTTGAATTGTGGGTCATCCACGGGTTTTTTTGCAACCTTACTTAGAAACCGAAAAAATGGATCCTGAGCTATAGCAACCTCTGATACACGATCACCGAAGTTATATTTTCTTCGAAGATCACCAGTATCCAACGATGTACTAGTGCCAGGACCATATGCATTTGCATGGTCTGCAACAGTAAGATCTGTATTAGGCGTAATCGCGCTAAAGAAATCTGACATTGTTAGTGTCTCCTTATTTACTCTCTCTCAACTACTCTTTCGAGTCTTCAAGTAGAGTTATGAGAGTTCGCTAGAGACCTATTTAAAGATTGTCTAGCCGAACAAGTTATCTGCATCACCATCAGATCCTACAATCTTGTCAAAGACATCATTGTCTGGACTAGATTCGACCTGGGCGCTGTTGGTTCCACTGGCACTTGTCGGAATATTACGGACATTCTTCATTTGCTTAAGCATATCGTCTTTGGTATTATTAGCAACATTCTGATTAACTTTATCCTTATTTAAAAGGTGATATATATCATCTAAAGTTATCCTGCGCTTACCTGCTGCAGCCATCATAGACTGAAATTGCTCAGGGGTCATATTATGACGTTCCTGAAAATCTTTAGCCTCTTCTGCTCTTTTACGATTTGCTAAACCTTTCTGCGTTTGCTGACGCTCTGCAGTCATAACTTGTTTAAGTCGTGCCTGTACTTGAGCATCTACTTGAGCATTTAAGAGTTTAGATGAATCTGATTCTGGATCAGCTAGATCATCAGCATTAAACTGAAAATCTTCATCTAGTCCTAAATGATCTTGTAAGCTTTTCGCAGGTTTTCCACCTTCACGAAGATAGTCTCTTACATGTTCCACAAGACCAGTATCTTGTTTCATTGCATTGAGAACAGGAACATAAGGCTTTAGGGTCTGAAGCTCTTGATTTAATCGTTGTGCTTCTCGCGTAGAGTCTTTATATCTCTTTTCCCAATCAACGACACCTTCAGTGCCTTGCTCGCTGGGTGCGTGGGTTACCTGTTCGGGGCCACTAGTTGGAGCTTGGGTTACCTCGGCTTGATTAATATTATCTTGTATAGCGCTATTGACATTATCTTCCAGCGCTTCAAAGAAATCACTAGAAGCGCCAGTTTGTTCTGGGTTACTTCTTTCTTGATTATCTTCCATCGTCTCTCCTTATTATTATAAGTCTTTAATTTAAGAAGGTTCTTTGCTTGCTTGCAAGTTATTTATTGCACTTTTTATTTGCAAGTCCATTTCCTTCGATTTTGTCTTAATATCATTCTGAACCTGCTTCTTTGCTGTAGCAGCTTCATCTGACATTCTTCCCCTTAAAACTTTCTGTTGGGCTTGAGTCTCGAGATATTCTTTTTCTGTTTTAGACTTAACTTGATTCTTTTGCTTATCAATCTCCATTTCAGCTTGCATGATCTTGCCTTTAACACCTGCTTGAACCAATTGCCGTTCGAGAGTCTCAATAGTGCCCTCCTTATCTTTCATTTGTTCCTCCAATCCTGCAACTTGACCTTGTAATTGAGCTAGTTGACTTTTCCTTTCCGCAATAAGTTCTTTATCTTTAATGTCAGTTTCTGCAAGTACAGCTAAGTCATCTATTATACCAAGTTGCATCATATCTTTAAGTTCCGCTAAATATGCCCATCTATTTAAAGGAAGTGTAGATCCAGTAATAATGCGAACATCAAATCTAGCAGACTCATAGTCCATATATTTACCTATTGCTTCTCCGAAGTCATTATACATAGGAACATTAATTTGTACTTCTCTATCTTCTTGTAATGCATTAGGTTGAACTATTCTAAATACTTTATGTGCTGTATATACAGATTGAGAAAATTGCTTTACAGCTTCTCCTAATTGTCTTAATGCTGGTTCTATTGCATTTTTCATCCATTGCTTTACTCTACGAGTACCATACTCATCTTGAGCTAACATACCTCTATATGTTTCATGTTGCGCACCAGTATCGCCCTGCATCGAAGAATAGATGCCAGCTAAGTATTCCATATCATTCTTGCCTTCCTGAACTATCTGATAAAAAGCATTAGATAGAGGAGCTGGCTGTACAGGAGTAGGCGGAACAGAGCCAGGACGAACTGGAAGCAACGCACCGGGAGAGGAGGAGTACTTTTCCCAGTAATCTGTATCTATTGCACCTTCTTCGTGTAGCCATCTTAGGCTACTACCAAGAGATGCATTATGAACCATAAGTTGATGTGACTTATTTATCTCTCTCTGCTTGCCAACAAGTGGAGATACTGCAGAGATTGGATAAGGAGTACCTGTCCATTTATAATGCAATGGCACTAAAGGATACTCAGTGATATTGTCGGGTAAGTAGATATCGTATAAAGTCACATCACCTGCAACGGATATCTTTCTTATTCTGTCGCCATGAAAACGTATTGCTTCTTGTAAGATATTCTTAAAAGAAGGATCTTTCTCTAATATATTGTATTCTTTCTCAGTTACTACCCTATTGTCTACTTGAGTTGCTTTTTGTACAAGCTCATTCATCATTTGAGTTCTTTGCATCTCAATATCTTCTTGCATACGCTTTGCAGCTTTTTGCATTTCAAGTTGCATTCTTTCGGGTAGCATTTCACCAGCTTCTACTGCTTGTTGTAATTGCTGTTGCTGTTCCATTATTTGAACTTGCATTTCAGCAGCTATCTCTTCTATTTGAGCGCTAACAGTAGCTTGTATTTCTTTAATTTGTTCTTCTGTAGGAGGAATGCGATAAAAGACATTCATATATGCTATTTTAGTCTTTTCATACATTTCAAAGTATTCCATCAAAGTATCTGTATCTCCTGTTTCGGGATCTACTGAATCAGCTTCTACTACATCTTTATATCCAAAGTCTTTTTGATAAGTGTCAAATGCTTTTTCTGTATAGCTATAATCATTATTTTCACTAGAGCTTGCTTTATTAATCTTTGCCTTTTTATCTGGAAATAACTTTATTAATTGTGCTTTAGGTAAGATTTTACGTACCATTATATAACTAGCATCTCTAAATAGTATATCTCTACTTTTAGGATCTACAAATATATCAAAAGGTTCTGGCTGTTCAATTTTAACCTCTCCCATACCTCTATCTGCATCTGGATCTACCACAACATGAAGCCATCCTATACTTTTAGTAATAGCATCATTTACTGCATTTGCAAATAATGTCTCCCCTTTAGATAATGCCCATATATAATCAGCCATATCTGAAAATACAGCTGCTGTCTTAGAATCAGATCCTTCTACGGCTACAGCTTGCCATCTAGGGCTATTAGCAGTAGCGTAAAAGTTTAACATCTCTACAACAGGAGCTATCCTATTGATAGTAAATGTGGGCATTCCCTGATCTTGAAGGTCTTGAGTTTCTTTTGCTGTTAACTGATTGTCATTAGCAAAATCAAAGGCCTTCTGGTTTACATACTCCCATTGTATACGATTAGATTGGTTAGACCTATTAAAGATCTGTCTTACTCTATCCGCTTGTTTATCTTTGCGTTTAGCCATTAATATCCTCTATTTCCTGATTTTGGCTTTGGGACTACAGGTGCATTTTCTGTAGCTGGTACACATGTCATTTTGCCGTTAACCATTTTAGGTTGTTGTCCAGTTGGACATGCTTGTGGAGTAGCTTGTTTATTTAAACTTACACCACCTTGAAAAGTACCTGGACGCCTAGCATTATTACGCATTTGCACATTTCTATTTTGACCTAGATTTTGAGGTCTTGTAATTCTTCGCCTTGCCATTATCTATCTCCTAATATATGATTGTATTATATCTTCATTTCTATCTTCTAATGCATGAAATCGACCAGTAGGATCTTTATATCCTCGACTTCTTATTGTCTCTATGAGGCTAGAATAATCTTTTTTATCCTCACCCATGCCAAGATATTCCATAGCTTGGGTTAATAGTTTACTATTACCTGTATTATAATATAGTTCTGTAAGTATTATCTTATCTTCATTACTTAAAGTATTCCAGTCATATTTACTATTTTTCATTTTTCTAAACACTGTACGATAAGCATCAAATACATCTAAAACAAGCATGCTATCAACTTCTTCAGATGTATAAATCTTTTCTGGATCATCATATAGACTTAACTTATGACCATATCCAACTGTTTTAGTCCCACCTTCAAGACTTTCATGGGGTTTCCATGTGCCAGTTTTTTGATTAAAACCAACCTTGGCTGCATTTTCATATAGTTTTAATTTTTCTATATAATGAGCCATTTCTGGTGTAAAATCCCAGTCTTCATGCGGAGTACCCCATCCAGCAGGCTGCTTTAAACCTTCTGAAGGGTTCATTGGAGATGTAAAAGTACTATACAAGCCCATTATCTTAGACCTCCACCACCACGTTTTCTTCCACGCTGACCTTTACCTTTACGACTTCTAGCTTCTACTTTAATTGTATTTGGAGGTAACATATTTAGTTCACCTGTGTTTAATAATGCTGTAAATAACAATACTTTAATCATTTCTTTTTACCCCAACTAAAAGGATTAAGATTAAGTTCTTTTTCATACCAGTTCATTCTTTCTTCCATTTCACTCATATGCTTTTGTTCTGCCTTTTTCATTTCTTCTGCATGTAGCTCTATTTCATTCATAGCTAAAATCATATCTTTTTCTAATGTTTGTATTCTACCTTCCATAGTCCAAAAAGCATATACAACCATTGCTGTGCCTAATATTATCTGAAGAAGCCATTTAAAATTGATAGTGATAGACATACCATCATCAATAATGCTTGACACTTTCGATGAACGGTTACTCATCTTTCTTTTCTTCTTCGTCTTCCTTCTTCTTCTTAGGACTTAAATCTTTTAATGTAAAACAATCAGCCATTATGCAGTTATCCAATTCTTAGCTTTTGGTTTATGCTTATAATGTGTTCCATCTTTATTTTCCATAATACCTTTAGGTGGATGGGCATACTTACAAGCATATGCCAATGCATCAATAGTATCATCATGGCCCATTCTAGGTCCAAAAGTTATAATCTCTCTTTGAAGGTCATACATGTCTTTCTTAAGGTGTACCGAACCGATTGCAAACCTTTGAGCAAGGATTTCTTGAATCCTGTCTCTTTTTGACATTCTATTACCTGGTTTTTCAGCAATGTATTTAACTGAAAAGTCATTTTTCCTACGCATTTCTGCCATAAGCGCTTGAAAAACTGGCTTAGACATTGTAGTATCTTCGACTGTGAAAAGGGAAGGATGGAAGATGTTATTAAGCTGGAACATGTAATCCACAATTCCCTTTTTGCCGTCCCCTGGGATCCCAAGAACAGCGAGGCTGCGCTTACGTACATAATCGAGCACATATACATTGTTATCTGGATCAACACCGACAGTAAGTAAAACGCTGAAGTCACTATCCCTACGAGCAGAATCTGTAGCGGGGTCCACACCCGAGAAAACATTAAGTGGCTTAACATCTCCCTCGCGTGTGTGTATGTATGATATTCCTGTTTCTTCATCATGTATAAATTGTCCCTCCCAATATTTTATATGATCTCTAGTAAATATTGCATCATCTTCACTTTGAACTTCCATCATATATTCTTGATAGAATTTCTGTGGTTGACCAGAATCACTATAAAACTTTTTCTTTCTTTCCATTTCTTTATGTCCAAACCAACTTGGCCACAAAGGAGTACCATCATCTTGTATTGCTTTATATGTCACTACTCTCCAGCTAAAATCCTTTCCTTCAGATTGTGCCCTATCGTAATTAACAAGTATATTATTAATAAAACTATCGAAATGAACGGGAGTACCATTAATACGAAGCCTACCAGTGCCAGGTTCAAGAGCAGGGAACACAACAGCTGTAACAAGGTTAGAGATTTTAGCTCTAGACTCAGGCGTAACGGTATTATTCTCGTCTTCAAAATCATCCAGGACGATAAGGTCGTATCTCTTGTGGAGCTTAGCACCTCCTCTAATACCTGATAAGTTAGATTTGCTGATGAGTTTAGTACCATTTTTAAGCTCGATATCATCTTCTGTCCATTTTCTACCTTTTAAATTGCCGAAATAATACAAAAACTTATCGTTATACTCCAAATGATATTTTATATAGTCTAAATTTGGGACAGATATTTTACTTGAAGCAGCTACCCATCCATAAAACAATGGGTCATTAGCAAAAACAAAATCATGTAAAATACTGCATTTAGTAAGAACTGTTTTACCATGACCTCTAGGCAATATAACTGCTAATTGTTTTACATCAAGATCATTTACTACATCAGCTACTTCGTAATGAAAAAAAGGAGTTTCTGATCTACAAAAATCATCAGGTAGAAATAATTTACCGAATGCTATAATATCATTCTTAGCCATTATAAGCTGCTCTTCTGCAGTAGAAACGTTTTTTGTATTTATATTAGCCACTAATCTATTGTACCAAGAACCTCTAGTAAATCTTTTATTCTACCTGTATGAAGATGAGCTAATTTTTGAAGTGCACCTGCATCTTCTAATGCTCTCCCGTCAGCTCTTTGCATTAATTTTTGATCACCATAATTACTACGTATAACATCGTCAAACGTATTAGACCTTTCTTCTAGTAACTTAAAATTTAAGGTTTTAAGCCAGTGTTTAAAGTCAAGATTACCTTTATGTGGATCACTATTAAAAGCAGATTGAAACTCTTGTTTTACAAGATCTTCATAATGCTTTTGCTCTACAGGGGTCATATTTTGTTCATATTCAGACATGGTAATAGCACCACCTGTAATATACATATCACCACCAATATTATTCATTAAATCAAAGGGATCAGTATTTTGAGGTTTAGGTTTTAGAGGCATTATTATTTCCTTCTGTAATTTGAGGTCTCTCAGCATCCGCTAATTGCTCAGGGCTAAAGCCCTGGAATAATGCTCCACTGACCTGAGTTACCTTGGTTTGATTCTTATCTTCTAGATCCAATATATCAGCTAGTTTAAATAATGCTCTTAACCTAACATCTTCCTTCTCTGATGTTTTTGAGGCATCTTGTATATCTTTAAGAACAGACTTTGGATCTATTCCTAGCTCTTCACATATTGGCTTTAATTCTTCTTTCATAGCTGTGTATATCCTTTCTGTTCTCATTAACTGCGAGGATTTAACAGAAGCATAGTTAATATTCTTAGTAGGAAATGCTTTTAAGTATGCATCCCTGGGACTCAGGCCAGATGCTAAGAACTGTACAAAAACTAATTCACAGCGGGTAAGTGTGGTCCGGTCCAAGAGAATATCTTCAGAGCTTTTACTTCCCCCAAAAGTATAAATGTTTACTCTGCGACTTGTGTCCATTTTAACGTTTTTGCCTACAGGAAAAGTTCCTGTGCACGTGCCCACGTATTCTCTGACCTTGTTCCGCCCATATTTGCGAATCATTTCGCCTCTTCTCAGCACCTGGATGATACAGTCATCGTCAGCCTTGACCCAATCGCCTACGCGACTAAAGCGCCAATCTTCGATAACAACGAGTCCATTTTCTAATTGATCCTCTGGATCATAAACTTTATGCTCTACCCCATTTACTTTATAAAACCTCACTCCTCTAACTTCTCGCTATATTTTGCGCCTTGTTTCCAACCGGCAATGAAGGCTTTACGTATATCTTCTGTATCATTATTTACCTTCTTTATACTTCGTTTTTGGATAGCGATACTCAATCGAACCCGTTTCCTCTCCATGTATATCAGCATCTTGTATAGAATGTTTCTCACCCACCGGATGAGGCTTACCCGAATACGGTCATATATGGTAAGTTTTATCTTTCCCTGTCATGTATCTATCTCCTTACTGATATAAGGAAACCATTTATTTAGCTTCCTTTTACGATCATCACAATCACTACAAGGCTCAATGCCAGTAGTACGTTTAATAACTCGTGCAAGAGTATCACCAAGACCTCTAGCATCTGTATTCTCTCTCACTTAAATTCCTTTCGAGTAATACCTCGTCGCCCAAAACGCGAAGCGTTTTATTAAGCCTTCCCAATAATATTACAGCCTTCAACAAACTCGGTATCATCTTCATCGAGTACTTCCTTTAAGGATAACTCTAAAACACCCTCTGTATCCCCTTCAATCTCCTCGCTTATATACTCTATTTCTTCTTTCTTGTCATCATATACAATAGTCAGTGTATATACTTTCATAAGACCTCCTTTATATTAAGCGAAGTTACTAGTAGTAGTTTACTAGGTTTATTTTTTAAATGCAAGTCTTTTTTTAAGCTGTAAGTACTTGTCTTTAATGAAGTTAATAAATACCGACCAACGAGTCGGAATCCTAGCACCTGATCCTAAACGCTTTTGTTTCATAAACTCATTTAGCTTATGGGATTTTTTCTCCATTTCTACAAAATCTGCGAGTACTTGAGAAAGGTCGTATATAGCTCTTTGATTGTTCTCCACTCCCAGTCTTACCTGGTCGAGATAGTTCATCATTTCTTTGTATGTTGCTTTTTTCTTTTTCATATCTATGTTTGTGATCTATAGCACAATATAAGGGACAAATATATCCTCTGTCAAGCCTTTTTCCAAGCTTGTCTATACCCACTATTACTAGAAAAAATACTGCCTTACTTATACTTTCTTCAACGGTACTTGCGCTCTTGTGAATACCCAGGCTGCTATGTTCAAGCCCCCTAGGGCAAGCAAAGCCCAGTTGCCATAGTTGACATAATAGTATAAGTTGTATAAGCCAATAACCAGATTGAACCATCGTATGCATTGAAACCACTCATCTCTTTTCATATTTATCCTTTTCTATTACAGGCAGGTAAGAACGGAGGATTTCTTCTAGTAGGGCCACTTCTTTGTTGAGTTGAGTAACCCTTGCTAGGGTCACTTCGTACATATCTTGCCAATTCATGCGCAAATATAAGCAAGAAAAAGTCGTTTGTCAAGTGATATTTGTCACAAAACGAAAAAGCTTTAAAAAATGTAGCATTTTATCGTGTGGTCTTTCAGAGGGTATACACCCCTAAGGGGTGATTTAACGTTATCACGATTACGTTATTTTTGGTTTTATATAGTAGGTTATTTTTAGAAGTGTTAACTATTAATAATAAACATAAGGAGTAAGAAGTGGCAAACTGGAAAGATATAGCAGGTGCAAGTAAGAGTATCAACAAGACTGATAGCATTGATATGAAGCCTGAGAATAGAGACTGTATGGAGTCTGTAATGGTGGCACTGGCTGCTGCTGGTAGGGTTCAAGAAATGGCATTGGTTGCACAAACGCTCGAGAAGATTGAAACTAAAGCTAATCTATCGGCTGTAGTACAGGACCTTGGTCTGGCTATACATGAATTAAGGGAGTCTCAAAGACAACCTGAACCTGTACCTGATCCTAGAGTGGATGAGATGCAGAACACAATGAAAGACTTAGTTAAGGCTATAGAATCCAAGTAACTTAAGAGGGGTATTCATTTACCCCTTTTATTACTCATACATGTGTGTAGTCTTTATGATGAACATACACATAAACTCACAGGGATATGATGGGAAGATGATCCCGATGAATTATAGCCATACAATATGGTTAATAGATACTGTCAAAGAGTGATAGCACAAGACATTGGTCAACTATTATACACACTGGATACTATCTTTATAAGTAGTAAGGAGAGTTGATCCCCATCAATTGACTCTCCACTAAATTAACATTGCTAGCATCATGGGATATAAAGAGGACCTTCAATGTTGTCCGCCATATTCCCAAGACTTTAGGTATGTAGTACCAGAGAACTCTGATCAGGGGAGCTAGCATAAATTGAGAGAGTTTTGACGACTATAAAAACCCAACTTTTGCCATATGTTCCCGACTGCTAGCATCTGTTAAGTATGGCATCAAACGTTAACCAGCGAAGGTTCTCTCTTAATAGTGTTTTAGCCTGTATTAGCGCAGAGTAACACTTTAAAGAAAACGGAAAATCAGCAGACTTTTTTTATGGCTTAAAGTCTATAATCTTAAAGCCATTATAATTGAGAGAGTAATGGAAGGGTCAAGCTTAGTAAGTCGAGGATGAGCCAACGAAAGTTGGATTACCTGAAATATGGTTGCTCTGTCGCAAAAGATATTGACGACTCTCTCACTAAATTCACACTTAATATGGAAGGCATGAAGTATTATGAAAAAGTTATATTATTGGTTGTTTAACAATGAAGAGAGGGCACATATCACATTTGTTGAGATGTTCTTCTATTCAATACTAGTATCAATAGGTGTCTGCTTATTTATACTAGGAGTAACTGGTGTTTATACCTTAGGAGTTATGCTATGAAGGATTTTATAAAAGCATACCTTGGCGTTATTATTTATGGTGTATCAACTGGTATTTCACTAGGTGTTCTGTTTTGGCTCTTAACTATTCTCTTTAGAGGTTAGCATGAGAGCCGGAACAATACCGTCATTAGAGTTAAGCGCATCAAAACTATGGGTTATTAACTTTTACCAGGATCAGTTAGATAAATTTAAAAAACTTGGGTTGGGTCAAGAGACTGAGAATGGTGTTACTATTACTGAAGAGTTAATATTAAGCACTAAAAAGAGGTTAAGTCAATTAGCTGTTGTATATGAACGCAATACATCAAAAGCAGCTTTATATCAAAGAGTTTATAATAAAGCTAGAAAGGATAATGCACTAAATGGTCACAATAATGGATCAATTACTAACACTCGAAAGTAAAGTTTATGCGATGCTAGACATGGAAGAAGAACAGGTAGAATCTTTTGACCTTAAGAGGAAAGATAATTATAAGCACAAGAGAGGTAGTAACGATGGGAGTTATTAAGCATCTTATGCAAGAGAATAATAATAAGCATTCAACACCGTCACATTTAGAGAAAGAAATGTACGAAGAGATAATAATGTTGAAAGAACAAATAACTAAAATACATAAAATACTGGAGGAATGCAAATGAGAAGCATACTGATGATAGTAACAGCTCTATGCTTAATAGGGTGTGGTAAACTTGATAAAGAGGAAGGAAACTCTGCCTCAACTGCTCATACGGAGGGGACAAGTGTACTAATGCCACCAAGCGAAGAGTTAAAAGCACAAGGTTATAATGATAAGTACGTCAAGGTAAGAAATACTGAGAAGCCTGACTATAATGCTTATCGTCAACAATGGAAGCGTGTTAACAAAGATGTGTTACATGAGGGTTATAAATTAGTAGACCCTCCTAGTGAAATAAAAGAGACTTCAAATCAAACTGTAGTAATGGATTTAGATGATCTTTCATTTAACCACGCATTTCATATGCAATATTGTGCAAAGGGTGAAGGTCATACCTTTTGGTGGAGAGGTGATGAATATACCACCAACTTGTTGAACAACGAGATAAAGGATTCTGATTATCCGAGTGTGGATGAAGAGTAGTTGACCACTTCTCAGTGCAATGGGCCTATCTTTCGTCGAGGTTAGGTAGGCCCACAATTTTTAACTAGTTGGAGGTAATTAGTGAAAACTATTAAAACTATAAAAGAAAATTCTTTACATTGGAAACGCTTACCGGTGGGAACATTATTAAGAGTAAGAGATGAAGATGCTAAGAAAGTGGTGGATAATAAGGAAGCCATGTACGCTCCTAAATCAGAGTGGAAAAAGCTTCGTGATCAAGAAGATAATAATAATAAGGAGGCTAAACATGCCTAAAATAAAAGTACTGAGTGGGGGCGGATTCCCCGAACGTGAAGTAAATAGCCAAACAGTTGGATCATTACGTGATGAACTAGATATGGCTAGTGGATCAACAGTTGCTGTTAATGGGACAGGTGTAACTGATGATTATCAACTACAAGATGGTGACATAGTAGCTGCTGTTACAAGCAATAAGACAGGTGGCTTAGAAGTCATTAACTTTGTAATTTGTAAATAACCTTGCTGAGGGGTGAGTGGTCAATGCTCTAGAGAAAGCTATAAGTAGCCTAATAGAATTAATCGTCACCCCTTGCAATAACTGGAGA